CTCGGCTCACGGCGGAGGCGCAGGAGCTTAAGGCTCAAATTCGTGCAACTAAACAGGACTTTGCTGAGCTTGGAGAACAAGGCTAGAAGACCGCGGGTGATATCGGGGCCCTGAATACAGCCTTAGGCCGTATGGGAGATAGCAAGGATCAAATAAACCGCCTCACCTCCTATTTAGAGAATGTGAACGCCAAAATTGAAATCCAGAGGAAAAAGCTTGCTGAGTTAAAGCAATCCTATGATTCTACTTTCGACAACGCAAAGAAGAGCAAGCTTCAGGAGCAGATCGTAAACACCGAAGGTGTCCTGATTCGACTGACGCAAACATCCGATCAAACCGCACAAAAAATATGGGCTTTGGAAGATAGCCTTAATCAGGCAGGTGCGGAGGGGCAACAAGTGGCGTCCCAAATGAGCGCTCTCGATGATGCTCTGAAAGAGATTGGGCTTAACGCGGATCAAATCAAAACAATAAAGAAGCACTTAGATGAAACAGATCCAACGAAGCTCGATCGCCAGTTAGACGAATTGAGTGAAGCTCTTAAAAGGCTTGGAGTCGACAGTAAACAAATCGAAAAAATCACGAAAGAACTACGTGAAACTGAACAGGAAGCCCAAAAAACGAAGCAAGGAATCAGCGGAATCGCATCAGGTTTAGCAGCACTGGGAGCTGGAGCTACGACTGCGAAGCTGGTCAATGTTACAAAGTCGTTAGCAGACGAAACGAACCAGTTAGCCAATTCATACCGTGGTCTTTCAGCTGTTTCTGAAAAATACAATGTTGATTCTGCGGACGCCATTGAATTAGCGGAAAAGTTGGCAGATCGCTGGGGGCTTAACAAAGGGGTTCTGGCTGACACAGTTAAAACGTATCTGACTATGAACCTAACCCTAGAAGAAACGGAGAAGATTATCACGGCAACGGCTGATGCCGCGGCGTACAACAGACAGGCCCATCTCAGCTGGGAAGAAGCGATCAAACAAGTGGCCGAGGGGATAAAATCCGGAAATTCCAATTTGACGGATGCAGCCGGGATAACAACAAACTTATCGGTGATGTACGATCGATTTGCAAAATCGATCGGAACTACGTCCTCCAAGCTTACGGAAGCAGGTAAGATTCAAGCGGCCTATAACGGTATTTTGCAGGAGTCTGCCGTGTTTGCAGGAAATGCTGACTCTGCAATGACGGGTTACACGGGCACTCAAGCGACTTTCAACCAAACAATCGAGATGGCGAGAGTGGAACTAGGCGAGGCGTTCTTGCCTGTACTACAGCAAGCAATGGAAGAGATTGTACCGCTCGTGAGGAGCTTTACTGAGTGGTCGAGCGAGAATAAAGAGGTTGTTGCTGGCATTGGCGCGGCCACGATCGCGTTCACGGCTTTCATCGCTGTTGTTGGTGCTCTCTCAGCCGCTTTTTTGGTTCTTAACTCAGCTATGGGAGGTGTAGGTATCCTATTGACCCTGCTGGGAGCTGTGGTGGCTGGCACCACTGCCTATAGCGTTGCTGCCGACGCTGCTTCTGGTTCCGTTTGGAAGTTCGCTCAGAGCCAAGATGAACTCAATAAAAAACTGTCGGAGTCTCCTTTAAACAGGTCATCGCAGGATATTAAAGACCTACAGTCAGACTACGATACTCTCAACAAGCTTCTTGAAGAAAGAGCTCTTCTTGAGGAAGAGATCCAAAAAAAGCAAATCAGCTTACGCGGCGCGGGTCAATCCCGGGGGATGAATTCCGAATTACAAAAGCGTATGAACGAGCTGAGTGATCTGCAGCAAAAATTGGAGGAAATCAACAGCGACCTGAAGGTTTTTGGGGCTGATACACCAGAAAAAGCCAACAAGGTATTGGCGGACTTGAAGAAGCAAATAGACGGCGCTGTCAATGCAATGCTTGAAGAACAGGATGCAACTTTTCAGGTGGCCGCTGCTAATAACGAGCGGCTAAAATCTCTTGAAGCAGCGCTTCAGACTTACAAGCGCTTGTCTGAGCTACAGTCGCTCGACATTGCCCAAAAACAGGAATTGAAAACAGCTACGGATACACTGATGTCAGCTTACCCGGAACTTCACGCTCTAATGGACAGCGAAGGTAATCTCCGAATTGAAAATATTAATCTTGCCGAAGAGCAGATTGCAACTGAACGAACCATGCTTGACGCGACTTTGTCCTACGAAAATCAAAGACTTGAATCTTTACAGCGGACGACAGAAGAACAGAAAAAGTCGGTTGAGTCACAGATCAAAAACTACGAGCAATTAATGGAAACATTATTGGATGTTATTGCTGCTGAAAACACAGTTAATTCGTTGAACGCTGAAAAGTTATATATGCGTAACAAAGATAAGGGATCCGAGCTTTATTCGGAACAGAATCAATTACAAGCATCATTGAATGAAATCCGGGAACGGCGCGCTAAGTTGAGCAGCGGGAATATTCCTTCGGTTGGTGGCAGAGGAAGCGGTGCATTATTTGATGACTCGAACAGTTCGCAAAAAAGGAAAAAAAGCGGAAAGTCAGCCGCTGAATTAGCACGGGAACAGCGAGAAAAAGCCTACGACGACGCGATCGCCACGGTGCAATATCAGGCCGAGATGTACGACTGGACAGCAGAACAGCAGATCAAGGCTTACGAGAAGGTGCGTAAGCAGCACCAGAAGCATCTCAAGGAGTCCGTAGAGGACGAGCGCCAAATGAACCTGCAGATCAAGCGGTTGCAGGAGGATAGCGTCAAGTCCCGATACGATTTTTCTAAGGAATGGATCGATCGCGAGGAGCGACGAATGGAGGAGTCCGGGAAAACGGAGATTGAGATCGCGCAGATGAAGATCGATGCTTGGACCCGGGTGCGGGACCGCTACGCCAAGGATAGCGAATATTACAAGCAGGCCGATGATGAGCTTTACCGGGCGCGTAAGGAGCTAATCAAGCTGCAGGAGGAGGCCGAAAAGGAGGCAGCGAAGAACCGGGAGGAACGCATTAAGGAGTATCAAAAGCAAAATGATGATCTCCTCAAATCGGAACTCAAGGCGATCAAGAAGGCAAGAGATGCTGAGCTGGATGCGATAGATCAACGCAAGAAGGAATACCTGGATGCTCAGAATGAGAAGATCGCGGCCATTGATGAACTGCTGAAGAAGGAAGAAGAGTTCAACGCTGACGCTGATTATGAAACACAACTGGCTGAAAAAAAGGCTAGGCAAGCCTTGCTCAGTACCGCCGTCTCCCCCGAAGGCCGTAAGGAGCTGGCTGATATCACCGCTGAAATTGAGCGGATGCAGCTCGAGCATAGCAGAGAACTCCGGAAGCGCGATCTTGAAGACCAGAAAGACAAACTTCAGGACGAGAAAGACGAGAAGGAAAAGGCATACGATGAGGAAAAACGGCTCACCGAGGCCAGGTACGACGCCCTCACCGAAGCTCTGGAAGAACACCGGGATGACGTCGAATTTATTGAGTCGGCCATTAAGGAGTTCCGGATCTCGGCAAATAAGGAAGCTAACGATCAGATCCTCTCCGATCTAGATCAGTTCTTGGCAGAGTATCGAAGCCGCATGGCTGAGATTACCTCCCTTTCATCCTCTGTTTCATCCGGAGGGTCATACGGCGCCGGAACATCCTTCTCGCAGGCAGATCTCGACCTTGCAGAGTACAACGCCAACAAGGATGCGTGGAACGAAGCCAAGGCACGAGGGGATAAGGAAGAAATGGCCTGGCTGACCGCCCGTAATGAGGAAATTCGCAGGAAGTATGGGATCGAGAAGGATACCGGGAAACTGGATCGTTTGCCTAGTTACGATGTTGGCGGCGTGATTCCCGGACCGGTAGGCGCTCCGGTGCCTATCGTCGCACATGGCGGGGAAATCTATTTGAATCCTGAGCAACAGGCGAATCTCTTCCGATTGCTCGATGCGCCAAGGGCACCACTTGCCGATCGAGCGCCGGTACCGCAGCAGATTATTCATAATACCTTCGACATGTCCATTGGAACGGTCGAGGTCTCCGACCAGCCGGATGCCGAAATTCTTTATACGGAGCGCGAGCGAGCGGCGCGCAGATTGGCTACGACGGGAGGGGGGAAGTAGATGGAGGACCTTGATGTATCAGTAAACGGTGAGTGGATCTCCGAAGTCACCGGTGCTATCTTGGTCCGGCGGAGCATTCCAGGGCTGCCGGAGGCGATCGAGAACAAGGTAGAGATCGCTGAGCGGGATGGAGAAATTGATTTCGGGAGCAACTATGGAGCTCGGCCTATCGGCCTGGCTTTTTTTATTGCCGGCGATTATGACACGACCGTTGGACTACTGATGCGGAAGTTTAACACCCGCCGGGGCCGACTCGATCTTGTCTTTTCGGACCGCCCAGGTAAGCACTATTTCGCCGAATATCGCGGCACGATGAGTTGGGATGAGTCGACGGGGAACCGGGTGATTGATATTCCGCTCAAAATGTACGACCCATTTCCGGAGAGCGACGAGCGGATTACTGAATTGACCATCACTCAATCCCCGCAGGTAATCTCCATCGAGTCGGCCGGCGACGAGCGCGCAAGCCCGGTTATTGTATTGACCAATACAGGCACGACCACGCTGCAGAGCTTCAAAATAACGAACGAATACGAAAAATAGGAGATGATCACATGGCCATGCAAATATCTAACTGGCTCTCGGAGCAGCTGCTGAACGCTGCGCTCCGCGGCATCCCTTTCGATCCACCGGATGAGATTTACCTTGCTCTTTACACGAGCGATCCGACTTCGGCTGACACGGGAACGGAAGTCAGTGGAGGTGGATACGCTCGGCAGCCAATCACGTTTTCGGCGCCTGTAGTGGAGGCAGGAAAGCAGACGTCCAAGAACACTGCAGATATCGAATTTCCAATCGCTACAGCCGATTGGGGGCTTGTATCTCACGTGGCTCTTAGGACAGCGGCAACCGGTGGCAATTTACTGTGGTCAACGGCGGTGCCAAATCCACGGACAATCCAGAGCGGGGACCGTCCAAAGTTTCCGAAAGACTTAACGATTGTTCGCTTCAATCAGTAGAAGGGGGGTACTGTAATTGGCGCAAGTATCAATGTTTCCGCCGCAGTCAAACAGTCCTGTAACGGAATTGGCCGCGGATATTTCGAGTACGGATACCACTGTTATGGTGGTGGCTGGCAATCTTTTGCCGGCTGCTCCGAATGTCGCCACGATTGGACTTGATGAATTAGCAGAAACGATTTATTACGCAACTAAGAACGGGAATGAGCTCTCTGGGGTGATCAGGGGATATGATGGTACATCACCGAAAGGGTGGAACGCTGGCACACGGATCGCCCGGTATTTGACCGCACAGGACATTTCAGCCCTACAGCATAATGTTTCTGATCATGAGACGAGGATCAACGGTATCTCAACAGCAACGATCAATAAAATAGAGCCACGGCTTGTTGATGATTTGCCTGCGCTGTATCCGATCGGACTGAGCTTGTTCAGCCTTACGCTCGAGGCTTCAGCCCCATGGAAAACAGCGATTGGGCACTCAGGAAGCGGACAGACGACGCTTGTACAGACGGCGAAAGCTAATGACGATCAATACAGTATCGTTCAGCGAGTCACGTTCTCTACAGCCTCTGGCATTGAAGCAATGTATGAGCGAAGCTCGACCGTGAACAATAGTTGGAATGGCGCTTGGATCAAAGTTGTATCTCGGAGCGAATTTGATCAACTCAGTACCGACGTTTCTGCGCACTTGGCGGATGTAGTGAAAAAAGGTGATCTAGTCGTAAACGTGAAAGACTATGGTGCTGTACTCGACGGGATTACTGATGATACAATGTCGTTACAAAATGCGATCAACGATGGTACCGAAGTTTATATCCCGAGTGGTGTTTTGAAAGTAACATCACCTATAGTGCTTAAATCCAATTTAAAGTTGCGATTGGGCGCTGGTGCGGTTATTGATGCGACTGATCTCCCTTCGGGGAGCTATCTGTTTAATGCTATTGGATCTTTGTCGAATAATCTGTTACTTACAAGCGATGCTGCCAGTGGTAGCACAATGCTATCACTTGACTCATCAACATTATTGCCTGATGACATTATCTTTATCACATCCGATAACCAACGGGACCCATCCCAACCTAAAGATGGCGAATTCGCATTTGTTAAAACAGTGTCTAGCGGTTCAGTTGGTTTGTACGATGCCATAAATGACACATATACTATGGCTAAAAGCGCTAAGGTGCAAAAGATGGTACCGATAAGCAACATCACTATTACCGGTGGAAAAATTAAAGGAGGTGGAACCGGGAAAAATCAAAATCTAGGATTGTTTAGATATTGTAAAGACGTTTGGGTCAGCGACATTACAATCGAAGATTTCGAGACACGGGGTATTGAAATATCTTCAAGTATTGCTGTGAACATAAGCGGGATTAATGTTTATAGGTCAAATAGGGAAGGATTGGGATACGGTGTAGTATTTACCGAGGGAGCGAGTTGGTGCTCTGTTGTAGGGTCTAAATTCTTTAATAACCGTCATGCTGTTTCTGGCGGTGGATTATCGTCTAAATATGGTCGCAATAGACACATTATAATTGATGCTAATACAAGTTATGGCACAATAGATGCAGGCATTGATAGCCATAGCAATGGCGTTGACTGGATCATCACTAATAATAAAGTATCATGTATGGTCGGATCGAATGCAGAAGGCATTATATGGCAAGGATCAGATGTGACCATATCCAACAACATCATCAACAATGTACAATATAATGGTATCCGGGTGCAGATTATTCAAGTTGGTGTAACAAATAGTGTAGTAATCACTGGTAACCGAGTTAATAACTCTTCATTGGTTGGAATTTATATACAAGTCTTTGTTAGTGGTGCTACACTCAGATCACTAATAGTAGCAAATAACATTGTTACTGGCGCGGCAAATAACGGCATCTATATTGTGACTTGGAGCGCTGAAACGCTATTGAATAATTTTGTAATAAGCGGTAACACCGTGGTTGATGTTGCTACTGGTATAATGGTTAGGGCGCAGGCCGGGAACATCCGAGGTGGAACAATCACAGGGAATAGGATTTCAAACGTAGCTTCTGGTCAACACGGTATATCTATGAGGGCAGATGCTGATATGATCATTGATGAAGTGTCTATTACAGGGAATTCCATTAAAACAGCAAACACTGCAATAGCTATCCAAAAAACAGGCACAGGAACGTTGATGAATTGCTGGGTTGATGGGAATTTATGTTTGGGCGGATCGGTGAGTGGATTTGCCACGGGTGACGTAGGTTCAAATCGTTCAATTTCTGGATAATTCAGTTGTGATCTACTCTTTACCGTGTTTGAGGCTGGGGTTGCACAGAACCATCAAAAAGAGAGGGTTTATACCCTCTCGCTGTACTTTATAACTTTTCTTGACAAGTTGGTTATGTGCCGCAGTAGCATTGGTTGTTTACTTGGTAAAAATTTTTTCAGCACAATCTTTTTAACTATCTCGTCATCAATTACGCGGTCAGTTTTGTATAAATTAAAATTAGTTGTGGTGTTTTGTGTATGGACTGTTACACAGAAACATCTATAGCCGATAATTTCATGGGGCAAATTTATAAGTTCCCTGTGGCCGTGAAATTCATGCCTCTTGCCTGCTAGATAATCTTTGGTCTTATAAATCAAGGTGTAAAAAGGAGGGGATTCTTTGTTGAATGTAGCTAAAGTTCCATCGGTATAATTGTATCTATATCCGTTTTGGCAAATTAACACGGCGGTATTTTTGGCAGGGACATATTGATGTAACATTTCAAAAAAATCAATATCAAACATATCGTCTGAATCAAGTCTTGTGATGTATGTATATGTATATCCGTTAATCAACTTCTCTACTTCGTGAGAATATTCTTTTTTAGAAACAAAATGAAAATTGCTAGGCAACTTCGGGTAGCGGTTTAGTTCTTCAAAAATAATATCCTGTGATTCATTTTCATATTGTATAACCACGTCGAAATTTTTATTTGTTTGACTCATTAAGTTTTTTGCAGTGAATCTCATGAATATATCCATTCTGCTGGATATCCAATCGCGAGTTAACCTTTTGTTATCAACGTCGTTCAAGGTCCAAGCATTAAAAGATATATTAACAATTATCTTTTTATGTAGAATCAAGTCATTCCCTCCCTGTCTAAACATTTTTAATCGAATTATACATTAAAAGATTTAATATTGGTATATTTTTTATAACAGGACGAAATAGCGTATCAAAAGAACAAAACCCGGAAATAAAAAATGCTATATTAAGTAAATAATTTACACAAAATAGGAGATTGATTTATAATAGAGTCGAATCGGCCGATTCTATTAAGCTAAGAAGGGTGGAAGAACATGAAAATCAAGAAGATTTTGGGAGTTCTTTTTACTTCGATGCTACTACTAACAATGTCGACTTCCGTTTTTGCTGCTGATGTAACTCCGAATGCAATTGGAATTGGTGATACACGGGAGCAGGCTATTACCTTATTCGACAATACCATGTATACTTTATACAACTCAGGACCAAATGATTATGATTGGTATAAGTGGACAAATGATACTGGTACGGATAGATTTTTTAATGCCACACTATATCCCACAGCAAGCGGAACATCATTAAATATGGGGGTAATTATTTATTATCCTAGTAGTAATATTGAGTCGACTTTCATTCCTGGGCAAAGAAATGTTCCGAGTAATGGTGTAATTATAGAAAATCTATATATACCTGCTGGAGCAGTTGTGTATCTGAGGATTGGGAATGATTTATCGGGTACGGTTCAATACAACTTTAACATTCTTACTACTGTTCCAGGAAGCAAGTGATATTTCATTAAATAGTAAGAGGCACTCTTTTATGGGTGCCTTTTTTATTTAGTTACACGGGGAAGGAGTGACGGCATGTTCGGCGGACCATTTAACAGGTTGGCATTTAACCGTCCATTTAGCGTTGAAACCGTCTTTTCTGTCGTATTTGAATCTGATCCGGCATTGGAGACGTTGATGAATCTCGACATGACCATTTCCGCCTCATTTGAAACGGAAACCGAACTGGCCGCGGATATGACGCGAGAAATCCAATTCGGGACCATGTTTGAGACCGCATCCGAGATGGCCATACAGATGATTCGAGAACGCCTCTTCGCAGCAGGTTTTCAATCTGAGACGGCGATGGCGGCAAAAATGTCCTTATACCACGTTGATTCCATTGAGTTCATAGGCGAATTCAAGCCTGGCGACAAGATCGTAATCGACAGCGAAAAATTCAAGATCACGAGGAATGGTGAAAACGTGTCCGACCTTTACGTTGGAGATTTTTTCGACCTGAACCTCGGCACGAACAACCTAACCTGGACGGACCCGGCCACGGGGCGGACGATTTTATTCCGCATCACTCATCGTGACAAGTTCTTGTACTAGGGGGCGATATCTTGCCAAACCCAACAATGCAGGTATTCGACAAAAATTTTAAGCGGCTGGGCACCCTGATCGATGCCTATGGTATTGAACGACGAAGACGGCTCAACTCCGATTATGAGCTGTCTTTTTTTGTGCCCATGTCCTCGGACGATTATCTGGAAAAAATCCAGATGAAAGGCCACGTTCAGGACGAGCGCGGCCAGTATTACGTGATCAACAGCCGTAAGCGGGATCGGTCGAAAAAGAAGCTGACGGCCCTGATCACCGCTACGCACGTCATGTTCAAGCTGAACGATTACAAGGTGCCGTACGATGATTACATTGCCGAGGCTTACGGAGTGCACATCTCCACGTTGCTTGACAAGATCAGCGGGTGGACCGGTGGCCGGTTCACGTTTCAGGTACATGACACTTTTGATCTTTGGGACATCAAGGATTTTGGCCGGACGACCGCTTTGGCAGCTCTCAATCAGGTGATCAACTTGTTTGGTGCTGAGATCCGGCCGGACAACTTCGTGATTCACGTCCATAAAAAGATCGGCTCCCAAGCGGAGCGATACGAGTACCGGACGAAGAAGAACATCATCTCCGACTCCTATAAGGACGACGCTACCGGTTTGGTCACTCGTATGTTTGCCCAGATGAAGGATGGCCGGACATGGATCGGAATGTCCGCCGACAACCTGACGGACGAAGAGCGCAGCCTGCTGCAGTCTGTCCCGGGAGCCATCCAGGACGGTAAGGTTATGGTCAACTACTTGTTGTCACCATACGTCAACTACTGGGGAAGCGACAGCGTCCCGTATTTCGACGGAGAAAACGTCCAGCAGGACATCGAGGATCCGATCGAGCTGCTCAAGTCCACCCGGGAGGAGCTTCGGAAGAAGGAGATGCCGGAACTGGAGATCAGTCTCGACGCTGCGGATCTGCATAAGATCGACCGCGACGAGCGGCCGCCGGACCTCGGTGATGCGGCGACCGTCTATGATCCAGACATGGAGATGCACCGGATCGCTGTTCGGATCGTGGAGCTGACAGAGTACCCGTATTCGATCGACCAGCACTCGAAGGTTACACTGGCCAACTTCGCTTTGAAGGACGATATCGATTTGATCGCAGACTTGGAGCGTTCTCGGAAGGTGATGGAGAACCTGCTTTCCGGCGGCCGGATCCGGGCGGACGCCTTTGAGGCTTTCGCGCGGCAGGCGGTTATCGATATCAACAACAGTAAGACGGAGCTGATCTATCCGCCGGAAGGTGGTATCCTTGCCCAGGAGAAAACCAATCCGCTGGAGCAGGTGCGGCTGACCTCGAAGGGAATCGGGATTTCGACGGACGGCTGGCAGACGGTTCGAACGGCAATTACGGCCCGCGGGATCGCGGCGGAGCTCATTACTGGCCAGCTAGGTACATTCGTCTCTATGCTCATCGGTAGCGGGAATGACATTGTGCAAATTAATACGAAAGGCATCGCAGCCGGCCACGCTGACTTTAACAGTGCCCCTTTCAGGGTGGATATGAAGGGGAATCTGGTCGCCAACAAGCTGACGGCGAACAGCGCGCAGATCAACACTTCGAACCTCAACTCGTCAACCTGGAAGGATGGGTACTTTACCGGGAATATTACGGCACAGGGGGAAATCACCGGCGGAACGCTGACTGGTGCGTTGATTCGAACGGCAGCAAGCGGTCAGCGCATTGAGGTCAGCTCGCCTGGACTTAAGGCAATCGATAATGCCGGTCGCACGCGGATCTCAATTTCCCAATCTGGCAGATATGGCGTCGCCGGAACGGAGTACTTTGACGACAGAGGAGCGTTTCAGGGGATTATCGCCGGCCTTGATGATGGTTTCTATATCGAGGCTGCGCAACGGATAAACCTCTATGCCCCAAGTATCGACTTCAACGGTGGTACTACTGACTTCATGACAGATGTGGAGTTTTTGTCTGATGTGGACTTCTCCTTTGCTGATAACGTGAGGGGCCTTAATATTTCGTCTATTGCCGGTCTTTCATCAAGACTTTCATCTATTGATTCGTCAATATTCGGAAAGGCCGGTGCAGATATCCAAACAGGATCAGCCGGACCATATAATTGTGGGATTCCGATTGGAACTCGTTTGGCAACTGCAGATGGCGGGTTTGTGACGTGGGCAGGGGTCCCTGCACATACCCATACTCAGCAACGTTGATTCTCTCATCAACAAAATTGTCGTATACTGGATGTGAAAATTTTTCTAGGAGGATAAATCCATGAAGAAATTCATCTCCGGTTTACTTGTTGGTGTGTTATTATTCGCGGGAACTTCAGTTTTTGCAGACTCTGCTAAGAGTTTGTTAGGGAAAAGGGTTCAAGGGACTTACGAGGTAGCGTTCAACGGTAAGAAAATTGGTGATGCGGCTGTTATTGAAGGATCAACATACTTGCCAGTCAGAAGTATTTCTGACGCTGCTGGAATCGATATTGCTGTGGAAGGGAAGAAGATTAGTTTGACTACAAATGGTGGACAGGTTATTCCTGAAACTAACGACTCGACGGTTGATGAAGCAAATAGAGCCAAGGCAAAAATTGAGAACGAAATCAGTGGTTTAAAAATGCAGATATCTTTTTATGAGCGAGATATCAAGATTGAGAAGGAAGAAATCCTTGCTCCTTTACAAGAACGTTTGGCTGAGCTGAAGTCAGCTCCAGCAACACAAACTGAAAAGGAAAAAATCGAGACTATTGAGAAAAAGATCGCCGATAGCCAAAAGTTAATCGATGAACTCCAAGCCAAAATCGATGCCGCCGAGGCCGAGATTAAGCAACTTGAGGCACAATTGAATAAGTAAAAAAGAGCCCCGAGGGGCTCTTTATATTTGAAGGGATGATTCAAATGGAGAAAGAACAGACTCAAGCATTGTCGACTGAGTTAATTCAAGCAATTAAACAACTTGAGGTATTTAATGAAAAACTAAAAGAAACGAATATGCTAATAGATCAATTGGCATCAAGGGGAATTTATCTCTCCTCTGACGAAAATCAAAAACCTAAGATCGATTGGTATTGACTACTGGATGCCTTAGTAGATAATCGTTCTCTATGGCTTGGATGAGGATATGTAAATAACGTTTCATTACTTGGAAATCAATATCATCATATTTTCGTTGAAAGTGAGTGTAGTCATTTCCCAGTACTCGAATGACGTCTGCGGCAGTGATTGCAACAGATGGAACATAAGCCCCGATCGCATCATAAAGTTTTTTTCTACTTGCTTCTTCTTCTGGGACACCTAGTTCATTAATTGCATAATCCTTTATTAAAACTTCTAGTGCGTTTCTATATCCGGATCCAGCTAGTTCAGTAAATCCCATTGACTCTGCAGTTGATGCTTGTGTAAAAAGAGAGTCGAATCTTGGGGAAATTTCTTTAAGTGGATCAGGTATTTTTTCGGCAGTAGTCGGTGGGTAAGTTACAAGCAAGACTGCCTCATTGTTCGATTTATTCTTACGATATGCTGAGAAAAAATCCTTCTTGCAACAGTTTACACGAAAAATGATAGTATATAGAAAAAAGTCATTAAAGTTTTGTGCTTTCAAATCGGTAGGCAGTGGTTCAACATAAGCATTACAGTACGGGCAATTAATCGGGATATCAGAATCCAAGATAGTATTATTTAAAGTAATCCTAGCTCGTTTTGTATTCATATTAAACGCACCTTTCGAATAAATTTGAGATATTTTTATCATTCGACATTTAAATGGTTATTCCTCGGGAACGTATATTCTACTGGAGTATTCCACTATATCTAGGAGTCTGCGAATCCCGCAGGCTCTTTTCTTTTGCCCGGAAAGGAGGTGAACCCTTTGGCAGTTGTTACGAAAGTGGACGTGTCGATCGATCTGCAGCACCCTGTACGCGAGGTATCGGACATCATTACGTTGATCCTTGGGATGTACCCGGGGCGAGAGATCGAGATCTTACGGGGAATCGATAACGAGGTAGGGTCTGCGTTGGCCCGACTGGAACATGCAGCGGCGGCGCCGGCGGTTGAGGCGGAGAATGAACAGCCTTCTGAATAGATAAAGAGACAGAACGGGGGATGAGGGATGGAAAATGAAGTGGTGCGGTATTTTCTGAGTCAAGGGCCATTCGCGGCGCTGTTTGTCTGGTTGCTAATCTACGTAATGCGTGCGAACAGGGAACGGGAAGGGCGGCTGCAGGACTTGCTGGACAAGTTTTCAGACAAATATGACGTGATCATCGGGGAATTGCGAGACATCAAGGAGCGGTTTCCCAGGCATCACAGGGAGGGATGATTGAGATGGACAAAACCAAATACACCATAGAGCGCCGGTACATTACCAAGCGCTCCAACACGCGGCCAGGCACCCGACTAAAGACGGGTAGCCCGGCCTTTTTTGTTGCACATGACACGGGTAACCCCGGGGCGACGGCGGACAACCATTTCAACTACTTTAACAGCCTGACCGATCGCTCGGCATCGGCCCATGTCTTTATCGACGATACCAAGATTTTGGAGATCATCCCGGCAGGCACCGGGTCAGATCCGGCCGAGAAAGCCTGGCACGTCATTTACAACGTGACGACGGACAACGATCGGTTTGGCTATGATGCAAACGACGCGGCGCTTGGTGTGGAGCTGTGTTACGGTGGCCGGATCACATTTACAGAGGCGTACAAGCGGTTTGTGTGGTATCTGGCCTATTGCTGCGACCGCTGGGGCAAAAACCCATCGACGCATATCGCCAGTCATAAGCAGCTGGACCCAGCGCGTAAATCGGACTGCGAGCAGGCGCTTAAGGCAGGCGGCAAGACGCTCAAAGATCTGATCAATGACGTTGCTGCTGAGTTGGCCTCGCCGATCACTCCGCCGGACTTTACACCGCTGCCGGCCGGGATCGCCCAGGCATTAATCGACAACTACGTCTCCCCAGCATGGTTTGCGTCACAAAAGGCCGGGGATGAGGTGGGCAAGACTCACTTTCACAACTTGGCCAACAACCTCAGGATGGCCGCAGGTATCCCGCTAGAAGCGGGCAAAGATGCTCTGCCATTGACAAAGCTCCACAAGAGCAATGCTCAGGAGATCATCATCCGCTGGCTCTCCCCGGCGTGGTTTAAGGCTCGGGACGAGGGCGACATGCTGCGGGCCCAGCACTTTAACAATTTGGCGAATTACCTGCGCCGGGCCGCGGGTATCCCGGAAGAATAAGGAGGATAATGAATCATGGAAGTACTGAATAATGTAATGGCCTTTGCCTCGGTGCTGGCCGTGTTTGTGCTGGCGCTGGTGCAACTTGTAAAGACTACCGTCAACCTGCCGAAAAACATCGTTCCACTGATTGGGGTGGTGATCGGCATTGCAGTAGGTGCCGCCGCATCCCCGTTCACGGACTTGGATCTGGTGCTAAGGCTATGGGCAGGGGGACTGGCCGGGTTGTCGGCTACCGGGTTGTTTGAGCTCGGTTTGAACAAAAGAGATGGGGGCACGAAGCAATAATTTGTACTACCTTGGTAAAAGAAACCCCAGGAGTATCATTGAAAATACCCTACCTTATTTTAGGTAGGGCATTTTTTTGTTTGGCACAAAATTAGGACATTTTACTCAATCTATTGCAAACCTTAGAAAAACAATCTAATATGAGAACAGGAATGGTATATTTTTCAAGGGGGATATTTTTGCATATGGCATCTCAAACACATACACTCGCTTTCACCTTACAGAAGGTCATTGGTGAGCTTTCTGAAAAACGTATCGAGAAGTTGCAGGAAAATGGTTACCATCTTGCCCAAAGAATCAACCCTGAAGCAGTTGTATTTATAACATCTGATAATAATCAACAACTAATACTATCTCAGAATAGTATCACCTGTACAATTAATTTAGATATCGTTGATGAGATCATAAATGAACCATCGAGTATTATCTCAGTGTTTAGAAAGGTATTAGACATTTTACTCCTTGACCCTAGTGGCGCAATTAATTTTCAAGCTGAACGAAGCCATGACAATCCTGTTAATACTTTTGATAAATCATGGGAATTTTTAAATAGTAAAGGGGATTTCTTCGAGGAAGGTGCTATTTCTGTAGGCTTTAGAATACCAATTATATTATCAGAAAAAGATATTCGTGGTGATATTCGAATCGAACCTTTCCTTGCAGACTCATCAAAGTATTTTGTATCCTGTGCTCTACAAACAGAAAAGGTTTATGATTTGGATCATTTAGCTCAAAAACTCAATGATATGGTACGGTTGTTCCGGATATATGAGGATAAGGCTGCGACGTTATATAAGTGATCCTTGTTGAGGGGAGTATGAAATGAATAATACATTAGCTCGTCTTTCAAAGTTAAAAGATGAACGAAACAAGATTTTGCAAAGCACGAGTAAAGAACAAAGAGTAAAAAGCATGGAATCCCTATTGAACAATCTTGATGAATATGGTAAAAAAAACTACCCTTTCTTACTTGACAATTGGAAAGGGGAAGACAAATGAGTGACGCAGTAGTCTTTTCAATACCCGATAAAAGCTTATCCTACCCTGATTTTATTTATCTTGATACAAATTCAGTTGCTGAAATTGGGTTAGACCGTAAATACAAAAATCAGGTCATGACTTTCATGATTGATGCTACACAAAATGATACTATATTTGTTTATTCCTCTCATATGATTGAGGAATTACAACATACTATACATATTGATATATTGCAAAAGGAAATGCAGAAGCAAGGCTTCAAACCGAACAAAAATATCAACAAGCCAGCGTTGAAACAGTTTGAAGATGTTGTAAATGTCGGTCCAAAGACATTAGCTGTATTTAATGATCTGGTAAATATCTTAAAATCATCAACTGCGAATACGTTGTATGAATTAGAGGAAGCTCCTCCTGAAGAACTACGGCCGATAATTGATACTTACATTTCAGCTGGTATTGCTCCTAAAGATGCTAAGCATTCTGCAATCATGAATTATCATGGCTTGAATAATATTCTTACTCTTGATAAAGGCTTTACCAAAGTTCCTGATATAAATATATACGCTCCTAATCCAGGATTAACAAATACTTCATTTGTTGGTTCAAAACCTAACACATACACAACCATTATGCAACAAATAAAGACGACATAGACTCCTTAGGGTCTTGTCGTCTTTTGTATATGGTATACTTACAGAATAAAACTAATAAAAAATGGGTGGAGCATCAACCCGGATTTTGTCCAATTTCTCATTTTCACCCTCACTTTTATCCGCGGCTCCACGTAAACGAAGTCGCGATCCTCCCCGGTAACAATCTGCTGCGCAACCCCATAAAACGCCTGCCGTTCTGTTAGACCGGTCCCAAATTCGATTATACCAGCTAGCCGGATTCCCCCGCGCTCATCCGCTACACCCGCGAGCCAACCAAACTCCGTTTTACGGTACCCTGTGATATAGACGTCTGCATACGTCCAGTTGATGACCTTACGCCAGTTGTCGGAGCGGCGACCTGTTTCGTAAGGGCTGTCCATCCGCTTACCGACAACACCCTCCATGCCACGAGCCTTGATTTGATCAAAAAGCGCCTCTCCTGCCCCGACGATGTGCGGCACGATGCCAAAGTTAGGGCTCGGCAGTGCCAAGCTCGCGAGGATCTCTTTACGCTCCGTGAGTGGCAGCCGGCGGAGGTCCTGGCC